CGCGACGGTTGTGTTTTCCGCGAGGTTTGTCTCGTCAGTACCATTTCAATCCACGCGCCCCTTGCGGGGCGCGACCGCTTTCTATTTTATTTTTTCTTCTTCTTATTAGAATCAGAAATTTCTTGAGCGCCTTCTGAAAGCCAGCGATTAAGGCGACCATGCCAAGTATCCTTGTTAGATTCATTAGTACCAGAAAAAAGAGCATTATCCTGAAACAAAGAAGTAAACAAATTCTTACCAGACGAACCTAAACCAGAACCAGAAGAACCATCACCAGCAACAGTTTTAATAAGCTCACGAGCGAATCCCCAAGGACCATTGGGATTCGCAATCTGCTGATCCGTTGCATACTTGCTTGCAGCATAAGACAGACCAGCACTATACTTAGAAGCATCGGCACCAATCTGAGCTACAAGCTTTTCCATAGCGGTATACTTATCGGCAACGGCCTCTTGAGTACGAGCATTAACATTAGCAGTCTGAAGCTGGGTCTGTGCCGAAAGAACAGAGCCGAGAATCTGAACCAAAGCAGCATTAGCAGAGGTATCAACCTCACCTTTAGCACCGGCAGAGGTCACGCCGGAAGCGGTAGCACCGGAGGTAACGGCAGCGCCATTACCTCCCATAGCACTAAGCACCGGATTCAAACCGGCTGCTTTAAGGTCTTTAATCTCTCGCTGGTGAGCAGTATTGCTCATATATTCCTGCCAAGAACGGCTCTTAGCGGCTTCCTGAGCGTTAAACTGCATAGCAAGGGCATTTTGACGCTCCTGCCAGTCGCGTTGCTCAGCGGCTAACTGTGCGCTTCTGGCGGTGTTTTCTGAAGCAGTCCGAGTGATACGAGAAAGAGCAGAATCCAAATTACCAACAGCAGGAACACTACGAACCTGAGCAGCATCCATACCAGTAGTCATTCGATCACCTCTCAATGATGGTCAATCAGACCGGGAATAGAGTACATCGGCATCGGACGAGTAGTCCGGTTCTTAATGTAGATATCGGCAAAAAGCTGATTGCTGACAGAGGAAGTGACTGCAAGCACACGATCAACATTAGCCTTATCCTCACGAATCCAAGAATCCGAAAGCATAGGAAGAGCAGTATAATCATCGGCAAGATGCCAAACGTCAAGAGACTGCGCATACTGAGAACGCATTTCACCGGTTACACGGGACGGCTTATAACGATAATCAGCCCACGCTTCCTGATAACCAAAGACCTGATCGTCAATGACAGCACCAGCGGAATCCTTAACGCCGGGGCCTTGAGCAAAAATCTCCTTGTTCTTCACAGCCTGTTCGCCGATGTTGGCGAAAACAGGCCAATAATAATCAAAGCGATCCTTACGAGACCAGAAACGTTCAAGACCCTGCTGATAAGTGTGATCATAACGAGCAACCATAACGCCAATGACAAAACCGTGCTCCGTAAAAGACTTGGTAAAATCGGAATGAGTATCCGTAGTGACAGACATACCGGTAACAGTACCCTGAGCAGTCTCGCCGGAAGCGGTAGCGGACTGCTGCACAACCTGATTAATGTTGATTGGAACACGATTTCCACCGAGATACTCGGGACGCTGAAGGCGGGCATCGGGAGAAGTAACGCCGAAATGAGATTTGAGAATTTCAATGTAGCGGGAACCGCCGCGGGCGTCTTTCTCATAGAGCTTCTGAATCTGGAAGGCCATACGAAGCTGATTGATAGTAGCGGAAGCAGCGTTACCATCAGCAACAGCCCAGAGGTTTGTGAAAACAGAAGAACCAGAAAAACTATTTACAGCAGGATCACTGTCAACATCGAGACCGCGAGAAATATTACGAGAAAAATAAGGAGCAGGAGTTGAAGTCGAACCAGAAGTTTCAAAAACAGCTCCAGTATCAGCACGACCGATCTGAGCAAAAGTACCATCAAGGAAAGAAACAACAGAATCAGAACGAGGCACGACAGGCAAGTTTCCAGCAGAAGCAACAGGAATGGTTACGTCAGGGCCTTTCTGCGGAGACGGCAGGCAACTCGTGAAATAATCATGATACTTGGCGGCCTTATAAGGAAGACCACCTTTGCAAACATCAGTAACAAAAGTTCCGGTATTCACACCAGCTATAGTAGCATCATCGACGGGAACAACGAGCGGATCAGATAGGTTTTCATCACGAAACCACTCATTCATAATGAGGGCATAAGCTCGGAAGGGAAGAGCACTAACGGAAAGATTAGGAACGCCGGTAGGCACACCAAGATAATCGGCAATAGTTCCAACAGACCATCCACCAGAAGCAGGAGCAGTAATCTGAGGAATTTCATATTCCGTCTGAGGAATCCACGCGGATTCAATGTTCTCACCGTTGAACTGCTTCCAATGACTCCAAGTAAGGCGGTTCGGTACGAAGAAGAAATACGTGTCGAGATAGATGTTATCCATGACCGGAGTAAGCAGCGTCTGCAAACGAACGACCTTGGATGTGTCCACGTTGAACGTATCTCCCGGTAGTACTTCGTCAACGAAAAAAGGTACAATGTCACCAACGTTAAACGAAGTCTTAAGCGAATGCGAGCGATCAAACGTCGAACGGCGGATATCAATGTTCGTGGGATTAAGCGCGAAATGGGATTCAACATTGCGGTTCATTCAGTAACCTCCTTTTTCGGCTCAACAGCCGGTTTTTCCTCCTGGGACGGGTCAGGCTCTCGCTCGAGCTTGATTCCGAGCTTGTCGAGGAAATCAGGCTTGTCCATACCAGCCATAAACTCCGCGAAATTGTGATTGAACTTTGCGCGGATATCAACGGGCAGAGAATTGAAAAAGCTCTGACCTTCATTAACCTTGTTCAGAAGGTCAGCATAAGTAGTAGGCATATTGGTAAAATCACCATAAGCGCCCTGGACACGCGAAAGCGCGTCAACGTCGCCATTCTGAAATCGAGCAAGAATCACGTGGATGTCAACGGAGTCTGCATGCGATTGAATGAAATCGTAAAGGTCTTCTCGGCCAGATTCAACGAGATCCATAACTCCATTCTCATCAAACTTAGGCTGATAGAGAATCCGTTCGCGCTGGCCTCCATTTGAAATGAAACGAGTTCGCGGACGATACTGAGTAGAGAATCCAAGCTTTTCATCATACATGATTACACATCCTTTCTCTGAATGGAAGTACCATCCAAAATAACCTCAGGGAGCTGCGTCGAGATCGTACCAGTCTCGTTATCAAACTCACCGATCTTACAGAGAGCATAATCCGCAATGTGGGAGAACAGAAGACTTTCCTTCTGCATACAGGCATGAGCGAAATTCCGCATAGCGGAAGAATCGTTCTGATCTACCGTAGGCGGGAGAAAGCCCGTCCGAGCATCACGGATAGAATAAACACCGTATTTCATTATTTGACCTCCTGAATAAATAAACTTTTACCGGAAAAACGCTCAAAAGCATCAGCAATAAAATGATGCAACATCCAATCAGGACCAGTAGCAACAAGTTGATCATCAACAAGAACAAGAATCACAACCGAATACCTCCTCTAAAAATCGTAGGATTAATATTAATCTTCTTGAACTTGGCAGCAGTACGGCGAAAGACTTTCTTGTCTTTCTTGGGACGCATAGGTTTACGCATTAGATACAACTCCTTTTCAATGATTTTATTCGGGCCAGATTATTCCGTTCTTCAACGGCAAGCTGGTCTAAATAACTAAGTGTGGTTTTCTGTAGTTTTGCTTTCTGAGCTTCAGCTGCCATCTTCTGACGCACAGCTTTAAGCTTGGCAGATTCTTCCGGACAATCGATATCAAACAACTTGTCATAATACTTCGGAGGTCGAAACTTCCTTCCTCCTTTCTCAGTCGAAATGTTGATGAACTCATGTTCATATAGGTCGGGATGATCTTCATAGTACTGGCGAGCGATGCCAGGTTTGCGAGACATAAGCGAAAACTCAGGAACAATGTTGAAGTTCTCATAGAACTCAGCTTCAGGGCCGGTAAGCTTCTTCATGACATAGCGAGCGGTATAAGCGCAGGTTTCCCATGTAACAGGAGCAACAACAGCATAGCCATTCGGCCAAACCTCTTGCAACGAAGGAGAATTATAATACTGGAAACCTTGAAAAGACCGCTTATAAAAAACGAGATCGTTAAGCTCAAGACCAAAGATAATCGCATGATAGTGCGGCCGAAACGATTCAGAACCATACTCGCCGGAAGCAAAGAAACGAATGCCTTCACCAAACTTTTTTCGAAGACGCTTCATGAAAAGCTGAAAATCACGCTTCTCGAGGGACATACTCGGCAAAGCCTCGCCGGTCTCCGGATCAGAATAGTAATGAATCGGAACATGAGAATCATCATAAGTAAGAGTTACGAAGTAACTGGACTTGTGATATTCAAGCTCCAACATACAGCGGTTAGCCCATTCACGCGAACGCTGAAGACGGCAACCGGAACACTTACCACAAGGAATCTCAACAAACTCCGTAATATCACCGGGACGACCATATGCAGGATGTATGCAACACGAAAAACCATCGCCAGCACGTTCAAGATGGTCTACCTCATAGCTCGTTACCTTAAGTAAACGTTTACCGTCTTTTTCACCTAAAACAAAGGCTTTAAGCGGATGATAACATGGCAAGAAATCACCTTCTTTGTATGGGGATATCGTATCCCCATCACAGAAATTCAAGAGGAAACATCACATCAAAGCAAGGACAGAGGGAAGAGCATCAACAATAGACTGACAAGCTACAATCAATTTATAAGACATATATCCAAACAATATTAAATCAATTATACCAAGTAATTTTAGTATAGTATTCATAATATCATCTCCTTTATACAGATTATAGCTTAATAGAGTGCCACAGTCAAGCATGACTTGGTGTCACTCAGCCCCATTACATCAAGAGAGTAATGGGGCTGTG